AGGCGGATGCTAAGGCCAAAGCCGCTCCGGGGCACGAGGACGGCATGAAGCAGGCGATGGCTGAAAAAGCCGAGGCGCCGGAGGCTGATGCATGAGGAAGAAGCCGAGAACCGCGAGGGCTGTAGCCGCGAACCTGGGGGTGCAGAAGGAGTACGCCCGGAGGCTCCGGAACGCCCTGCGGATGCTTCTCCGCGACGCCCTGAAAGATCTTCATCAGGAACTCGGCATGGCCCATGACGCCGCGGGCGGCTTCGAGCCGTCTCCGTCTGATATCACTCGGCGCTTCGCGGCTGATATGGCGCGATGGATGGTAAAGGCCGGGCAGGTTGCAAAGGCTATATCGAGATGGTTCTGCGCCGCTATGTACCGCACGACAACGCACGCGCAGAAGCAGGCGCTGAAAGCTGCGGGCGTGAGTGAAAAGAGCATAGACGCGCGCTGGGGCATCCCGGTGCTAAAGCGCCAGTATATCAGCCCGACAGCGGCCAAGAACCTGCAGAAGCACATCGAGGACAATACGAAGCTGATAACAAAAATGGCGGCTCAGGATCTCGCGCGCCTGCAGGGGCTTATGGAGGAGACACGCGGGAAACACGTGAATTTCTCTGACATAGAAGATCTGCTAAAATCGTCTCAGGGTTTTGACGAGGAGCGCGCGAAGCGTGTCGCTCTGGATCAGACCAACAAGCTGAACCAGGAAATCCAGCGCGACAACGCGCGTGACCTCGGCATTACGAAGTGCATCTGGATGCACGTGCCGGGGCAGTACACGCAGAGAAAGACGCACAAGGCCTTTGACGGGAAGACATTTGATACTAAAATAGGCTTGTACGACTCGGATGTCGGCAAGAACGTACTGCCCGGTGAGCTGCCATATTGCAGGTGCCAGGCGCGTATGGTTCTGCCGGAGGAGTTATTCAGTGATTGAGAAAATCGCGCTTGACGCGCAGTCAAAACGCACGTATGACGAAAACGGTTTTTTGCACGTTTCCATCTCGCCGCTGACGCGCGTGCAGGTGGCGCCGTACAGAGGATGCGAGATCCCCGGCTGGCAGGAACTCGGGCTTGAGCCTGAAAGAGTCTACAGGGGCTACAGGCCTGCATCGGAGCTGTCAAAGCCCGAGACTATTGAGAGCGTCAACGGGATACCCATCCAGCTGGCGCATCACATGGATTACGCGGACAATCCCGCGAAAAACACACGCGTCGGGTCTACAGGAACCGACGGCGCGTTTCATTCCCCGTTTTTAACAAATTCCCTGCATATCCAGGATAAAAACGCGATTGACCGCATTAACGACGGTTCAATGCGCGAGTTATCCCTGGCATACAGGTACAAGCCGGTTTTTCAGCCAGGTGAAACACCTGACGGTGAAAAATATGACTTCGTGATGACCGATATCTCAGCCAACCATCTCGCTTTGGTTGACGAGGGGCGGGCAGGTCATGAGGTTTTGGTATATGACAGCAAAGGAGGCTTTATGGCCGATAATGTTGATAAGACTCTGCCCGCCGCAGATGACGACGCGGTAGAGAAGAAGGAGGTAGCCCTCGCCGAGCAGGTCAAGCAGGGCGCACAGAAGCTGATTGATCTGCACGCATCGCCCGCGGAGCAGGAGCCGCACTCCGAGGCTGCAGGCGATGATGACAAGGACGCGGAGATTACCTCCATCCTTGAAGACCTGCAGAAGGCCGGCGCTGACCTCTCAAAGGTTCCCGGGCTTGCTGACAGGCTTAAGGGGCTGGCAGCCGCCGCAGTCGATGAGGATGAGGATCTTCCCGCCCCCGCCGCCGCCCCCGCTGAGGATGAGGATGAGCCTGCCGCACCCACTGAGGATCCTGCCGCCGCGCCTGCCGAGGACGAGGATGAGCCCGCCGCTGAAGGTGATGAGCCTGCAGAGGATGAGGACGACCCTGCCGCCGAGACCGATGAGGGCGATATGGTAGCAGACGGCCTTAAAGCCTGCGGGTTAGACGGAGAGGATCCCGAGGTGCAGAAAGCTTTTGCCGCCGGACTGAAGTACGCCAAGGGCGGCGCACAGCCTGCCGGGAAGCCTGCCGCTGCGCAGGATCGCGCCCTGAGGAAGATTGTGTCTATCGTCTCCGGAAGGCTTAATGCCAAGCTGAACGCTGCTGAGGAGTGCAGGAAGACTCTCGGACGCGTGAAGCTTGCCGCCTTTGACTCCGCCGGCGATATCTACCGTGCGGCTCTCAGGCAGGAGGGCTTCAAGACTAAGGGGCTTTCCAACAGCGAGGCCATGAAGGTTTACCGTGCTGTTATTGCTACTAAGGCAGGCAGGCGCGGCGCCGCGATGGATCGCAAGATGCAGAAGAAGCCCTCTTTCCTGGGCGAGATCCTTAACTCAATCAATAAGGAGTAATCTATGAGCGGATTTCAGAAGAGCGTAAAGCTTTATCCTGCTGTAGGCGTACCGGGGCAGGAGGTAAATCCCGGTCAGGCCATCTATACCGCGGAGAACTTCATCTCCGATGGTACTCTTGCCGCCGGCGGCTTTGCTTTTGCAAAGGCGTCTGACGGCGATGTCAAGACCGCATCGGCTACCGGCACCGGCAAGCCGCTCGGTTTTGTAGAGCGCAACGGCGTGAGCGTGATTACCAATCCCCTGACCGAGGCGACCAATGTGTATGTCTCCGGGGTTTCCGCGCCTATCGCGCTCCGCGGGCAGTTTTACGCGCTCGCGACCGGTGCGGTAACCGAGGGACAGTCAGTGCTCTGCAATCCTGCCACCGGCGCCGTCACCTACGGCAATGCCGGAGCCGACAACGACACCGGCTGGATCGTAATCCTCCCTGCAGGCCTTGCGTCTGCGGCTGAGGGTGATGTTGTTATCTATCAGCGTATCGGCGCTTAGGAGGTGCCCTTATGGATCTTGATTTTGAGTTAGCGAAGCAGAAGGGTATCTCCAGCCCTTACGCTGTAGGCTTTATGCCTTACAGCGTAAAGGACGGCAGGATTACCGTTGACTATGCCGCCGCATCCCGCCAGCTGGCTATGGATGCCGCCGCTTCTACCGCCCCTAACATCGGCGCGCAGGTGCTCTTCGGCGTTACCAACGCGTCTAAGTTTTTCGCACCCAACAAGGTAGGAAGCTGGGAGCAGGATTTCGCGACTTTTGAGGTTGAGGAGATTGAGGGCAATGTCACCGCATATAATGACTATGCGGATGGCGTTACTACTGACGTCAACTACAACTTCCCGAGCAGGCAGATTTATCGCTACCAGACCACTATCAAGTACGGCGATCTTGAGAGCGACAAGGCATCCGCGGCTAAGATCCCTCTCGTCTCCCGGAAGCAGTTCGCGGCCGCTGAGATCATCGCGCGCGCCGAGAACAAATTCCAGATGTACGGCGTCAAGGGTATTCAGTCCTATGGCATGCTGAATGATCCTAACCTGCCCGCGTCTATCGCGCCTATTTCTACCGGCGGAAAGAGCACCTGGGCGGATAAGGTAGCCGCGTCTCCTGCCGAGGCCGCGAACATCGTTTATAACGATGTTTCCAAGCTTTGGAGCGCGCTCACCGCGAACAACGCCGGCCACCTTGAGACCAACGCGCCGATTGTCCTCGGTGTTTCGAATAAGATGATTTCTTATCTGACTATTCCTAACCAGTACGGCAAGACCGCGAAGGTGCTCCTGACCGAGAACTTCCCGAACCTCGAGATCGTGCAGGTTCCGGAACTCTCCACCACCTCCGGCGAGATGCTCTACATGACCGTCAGGGATCTCTATGGCGATGAGACCGGATGGACTGCCTTTGCCGAGAAATTCCGCATGGGCAGGCTTATTCCGGAACTCTCCAGCTATAAGCAGAAGGCAAGCGCCGCAACCTGGGGATGCGTAATCCGCAGGCCGAGCCTTGTAGCCACCATGCTCGGCATCTAACTGAGAGCATCATCACACATCAGGGCGGCATCACGCCGCCTTTTTAGTGTAAAATCTAATCAAAACCTGTCTATATAAGGAGCCAAATCATGGCCGCAAGAAAGAAAGAGAATACCGCCGAGATTATCACCGAGACCGCCGAGGAGCAGCCCGTCAAGACTGCCTCCGCAGGCTCTGACATGACCTTTGTCGCGTGTGCCCTGCCGCTCGGCATTTCCTACGATGATGTCGACAACGGAAACGGCGGCTTCAAGACCGTAACTTTTCCCGGCGTCAATCACGCGCTCGCAGGCAAGAAGACCGGCATCCTGCTCGGAAAGGGCAACGCGGTGCTAGTCTCGATTGCCAAGAAGGACTGGGAGGACATCAAGAAGAAGCACGGGCGCGAGCGCTATTTTGTCAATATGCCGGCGCAGCTTTTTGAGATTGAGGGCGGTGAGGCGGAGTTTAAGAGCCGCAGGGATGAGATCTCCGAGATAGACAACGGCGTCAATCCGGTAGATCCGAAGAGCACCGGCACCGAGGCGGCAGTATCTAAGGACTAAAATCCAGGAGGCGGTAATGGCTGATGTTGTGCTTGATATCGTGGATTTCCGCGAGCGCTTCCCGCAGTTTGATGATGAGACAAAGATCACAGACGCGGTGATACAGACACAGTGGTACGCTGTCGCGGCGCTCTGCGGCGTTACTGACGCCGAGAGCGTCTTCCCGTATATGCCCAAAGCCGAGCCGCCTGTCTACACGCGCAAAATCGCGCTCTATTTCGCGCTTTGCCATCTCCTGACCATTCAGGGCTGGGGAGCAGGGCAGACAGGCCCGATAACCAACGCCTCACAGGGCAGTGTTTCCACTGCCTTTCAGCTGATGCAGGGCAAGACGACTACCGAGTCTTTCTGGCTGCAGACCTCATGCGGCGCACGCTACTGGATGATGCTCAAGCCGTACATCATGGGCGGCAGGGCGTATATATCCCGCGGCTTCCATCCCTGGGGGTAGCTATGGGCGCGCTCAAAGACTGGTTCAGAAGGTTTACAGACCGCTTCCGCACAAAGTCAAAGCCCGCGGAGGTGCTTGTAGGCATAACGGATCCGGCTGTCGCGCGCTATGCGGCTTATCAGGAATACGGCTGGGTACAGCAGGTAACGCCGAAGCAGCACGCATGGCTCGGAGCGCACGCCGGATGGGACAAAGCCCCGAAGCCCGGCTCGGTGCTAGTCCTTGTGCCGAGGCCTTTTATGCACTCCACCTTTCTTGCCAAATTCAGGCGCTGGGAACAGATAGTGCATAACGCGCCGCGCGTCATGGGCATAACCGACACCGAGAAGGTTTTAGCTCTTGTAGGCGCCGAGGCCGTCTCTGATATCCAGATGACGATAAAGGCCGGAGGCAATGAAATAGAAACCTTTGAAGAGCGCCATCCGCTCACGATGGCCATTTACGCGCAGCGAGCTGCAGGACACCGTACGGACGGCGCCGGCGGTGTCAGCGTGAAGAAGCCGCTCACGCTTACCGGGCGCATGACCGGCTCGGTACATTTTGAGATACAAAGGAAGTAAAAGTCTATGGATGCAGAAAAGGCTAAGGAGTTAGGCAGGGCGTTTTCCCTCGGATACGCCTATGGGCATGGCGCGTCTATGGCGATGGATGAGGCGAAATGGATCACTGTCCATCCAAACGGTACCGGCGCGAACGCCAACGGCGACCCCATCAAGGGCAGGCCGCTCCTCATCGATGACGAGACGGGCACTATCCTCGGCGGCATGGGCGGCAAAGGCAAGGGTAAGAAGCTGACGGACTTCAAGACTTCAAGAAAGAAGATGACTTTCAAGTCTTCCGGCAGTGCGTCTAAGCCCGCGAAGCCCCATCACAACAATCCCTCGCTCGCCGGCTCCGGCCCGTTTGCCGCAATGGCAAGGAAATTCGCACGCGAAAATCCTGAGAAATTCGCTGAAGCGCAGAAACAAAGAGGCCAGCCCGGCAAAAATCCGACGATTGCCGCAATGCGGGAACTTAACCAGCTCCGGCACTCCGCTCCGTCTGCCGGCATCCCGCCTGCCAGTAACACATCCGGGGCGTCCAGTAGTGAGACAAAAGAAACTAACGGGCTGAAAATCAAACAGCCTGAAAGCTCAGAGATTAGTCTGCCTAAACCTGCTGTTCCTGCAAACTGGCGTGAGATGTCGTACGGTGAGCAGTTTGCGGCAAAAATGGATATGCAAAAACAATTTTTGACACCTGACCTTGACTACTCCAAGCTGTCAGAAAAAGACCTTAATACGTATGAACGAGTAGCAAAAGAAGCGGCTAATGAACGTGATCGCTATTTCGACGGCAAAACCGTAACAACCAATGCGGATCTTGCGCAAAAGCGATTAGACCAAATCCAGGACTACAAAACATATCGCGGCAGCGCTTTAAAGAGTCAGGAGGCCGCGGCTGATGTCAGGCAGTACGGCAAGCTATGGGAGTCTTCAGACGGCAGAGTAAAACGCCTGTATCTAAAGCCCTATAACCTCGGACTAAAGACCGAAAAATACAAGACCGGGAATATAAAAAATGCTACTGTCAACGGTGAGCCGATATCTAACAGCAAAGCCAGCGGTTTGCTGAACATGGAGGCTTATATCAACCTTAAGACCGGCAAACTTGAAGGCTCTGACGCCCGGGAATTCAGCAAGTATTTCGGGAAAGATATAGACAGAATTATCTCTGACAACTTCTCCGTTGGAGGCGCATCATGACCATGCCTTCAAAAGCCCGGCGCCTCGGCGCCGCCTTTGCTCTCGGCGCGGCATATGCGACGGGCATAACCGCCGCGATGGATGAGGCAAAATGGATCACGGTACATCCCAACGGCAAGGGCGAGGGCAAAGGTAGACCTGCTCTTATCGATAGTGAAAGCGGGGTCGTACTCGGAGGCATGGGCGGAAAGTTTAACGGCAAAAAGCTGTCCGAGATGAAGTCAAAGCCTGCGAAACCATCAGGCGGCAAAAAGTCTGCCGCCTCGCGCGCGAAGATTGACCTCTCGCACCCCGACAAAATCGACAAAAAGAACATCATACAGAACCGGGACCGTTCAAACAGCGGCTCCATACAGCAGATTAACTCGATAGCCGCGAAACCTGACTATATGCGCATGGGGCCGTCTCATGATCTTGCGAACGGTGCGCCCGTTGTCGCTTACGGATCTGTAGATGATGAGCACCTGGGAAACCCTGTAACCGTCGTTGACTCCGACGGCAACCGCTACAAGATGCAGTATGCCGTTGTCGAGGCGTCTGACGTGCTCACGTCAAACGACGCCCAGGGCAATCGCAATCCCGAATATGAGTCAGATGACGCCTCAAGAATGCGCGCCGTCGCGGGCAACGGACGCATGGCGGGCATAACCGAAGGATACAGCAGGGGAACTGCCGATGAGTACAGGCAGGAGATGATAGACGACGCGTCAGCGTCGGGAATAGATCCTGAGACTGTTAAGGGTATGAAAAATCCTGTCCTTGTCCGCGTCATGCAGGCGTCTGATGTAACGCCTGATATCGGAGACCGCACGAACAAGCAGGGCGGCCTGTCCATGACAGCTGTAGAGCAGGCAAAGAACGACAGGCAGCGCATAAACCTGAAAGGCATAGAGACTTATGACGACGGCACGCCGACAATCGGGAGCCTCAAGCAGTGGATAGCCGAGCAGCCTGTAGCGGAAAGAGGCCAGATGCTCGGCAAGAACGGTGAGCCGACAAAGCAGGCTATGGAGCGCTTTCAGGCGGCCATTTTTTCAAAGGCGTATGATAATGACTATTTGACCGAGATGTACGGACAGGCGCTGGATCCGCAGTGCAAGACCATCATCAACGGGCTCGAAAAGGCGGCGCCGAAGATGGTAAACCTCGGAGACGCGCCCGATGGCTATGATATCCGGGATATCATCGGCATGGCTACAGAAAAGGTAGTGCAGGCAAAACGCACCGGCATGAGCCTTGAGGATGTGTCGGGGCAGATGGACATGTTCAACTCCGACGAGAAAGATGACCTCGCGCGCGCTATCGTCAAAATGTACGCGAAGAACATGAGGAGCGGAGCCGCCATCGGTCAGAAGCTGTCGGAACTTGCAGACGCGATGTATGCGGAAGGGCAAAGGACTGATGATATATTCGGTGCTGTTGAGCACGTGCCGCCAAAGGAGATTTTCAAGCAGGTGCTGGGAGAGGACAGGAAGCCCGGCAAGATGTCCGCTCAGATGTCCGCTTTCTGGCATAAGCGCGGCGGCGCGTTCCTTGATGCGTTTTTTGCAGGCCGCGGATGTAAGACGTTTTTCAATGCCCTGCGGAAGGAGTACAGCATATGCCGCTAAATCTTCACGACATCGTCCGCGGCGCCATCAACATCGTCAATCCTGATGAAGATGTGTGGCTCATACAAAACATCAGCCAGACTAACGTCAAAGGCCGCATAACCGCAGTTTACGCCGAGCCGGAGAAGGTGCGCGCCCAGGTGCAGACGCTTTCCGGCGATGACCTGACGGTCGTGAATGACACTCAGCGCACAGAGAGAGACAGGAAGTTTTATCTGTACGCAGAGACAAAGACGGGAAACGCGCCGTCCGGCATCATCAGGCCTTTGGGAAAATCGGGCGATTTCATACGCCGCAATGACGGCACTTACTGGAAAGTGTATAATGTATCAGAAGATTATACCGTAGACGGCTGGGTGCTTGTTTTGGCGTCTCAGCAGGTTGATGTGCCCGAGCAGGTTAAAGCCCTGATGGAGGATTTTGATGATTGATGTCCTTGCCATCACTTATGACTTTGTGAAGTCTTTCGCAAAAGGCTTTGACATGCCCGCCTATCCCGATGACCATATCGTGCAGGGCTTTCAGAACATGGCGTCTCTGCCGGAAGGCACGCACGAATTCTGCACTATCACTCTCCTGAATGCCATTCAGCACGGCACAGACTGGCACTACTGGACAAATACGCATAAGTCAGATCCGGAGCCTTTTGAGCAGCATCTGGAATCCGTTATGGAATACATCGTACAGGTAGATATGTGCTCCGCCGAGCCTTACACCCAGCCGCAGGTAACACTTGAAAGAGCGGAAGCCCTGCGGCTCGCGGCGGGTTCAAATATCGCTACGGAATTCTATGAGCATGAGAGCGGTGGGGATCTTACCTGCCTTTATGCTGAGGATGTGCAGAATTTATCAGGCTTCGATGAGACAAAGACCTATACAAGCCGCTATATGCTCCGCATCCATTTGGGCATGAAGGCTCATGCTGCTTATGAGTCTGACTATTTCACAAAGATAGCTGTCCGGCCTATGGCCGTTGACGGCTCTAATTTAGGTACGCCGGGCACAATCCTGACCGGCGATGTTGATGTAGTAACCCAAAACCTCAAGAAGGAGGATTAAATATGGCAATTCCTGCCAGTGAGTTAGTACGGGTACAGCCGCGTGTCCTCGCGGGAGCGGGTCAGGATTTGGCCTTCAACGGGCTTTTTCTTGACACCAACGCTGTTATCCCGACAAACACGCTTGTAACTTTCCGTGACGCATCATCCGTCTCTGACTATTTCGGCGCATCATCCGCCGAGTACAGGGCGGCGCGTGTGTACTTCAACGGCTATAACAACTCTTTCATCAAGCCTACAGCGCTTTACTTTTGGAGAGCCAACACCGCGAGTGTTCCCGCTTTTATCCGCGGCAAGGCTTTTAGGGCGTCGGAGACCGCCTCGATGCTTTCTGCCATCCAGGGCGCGAACGGCGGCTCTCTGACGGTTTCCTACGGCGCAAAGACCGCGACTGTAGAAGAGGTTGCGACAGCTGACATTTCCTCCCCCTCCGCCGCCGCGGAATATGTTACTACGGCTCTTTCAAAGAGCGACGTGCCTGCGTCATGCAGATGGGATGCGGCTCTTTCCTGCTTCTTCCTGACCGCTCCGGCGGCAGACCTTGCGGCAGGCCTGTCAATCTCCATCACCGGCTCGCTTGCGACCGCTATGGGGCTTGACGCCGCATCAGCCGCCGCTTCATCGCTTTCGGCCCTGGGAGAGACCTACACCGCTGTTCTCAATCACGTGACCGAAAACACGCAGAACTTTGTAACCTATTCGACCATCGACGAGGTATCAAAGGATGACGCCCTGCTTCTCGCGTCATGGAGCAATGCGCAGTATAACGAGAGCAACCAGTTTTTATACGTGTGGTGGAGCACCGATAACGCCCTTAAGACCGAAGACGCATCAGGTACTGCCGCCGCCGCGTTTAAGGATGCTGAATATATCGGCACCGCAGGCGTATATGGCACCGCAGAATATGCCGCTTTCCTCATGGGCGCTATCGCGTCTATCGACTGGGACAGGACTAACGGTGCCATCACTCTCGCCTACAAGGCTCAGAGCGGGCTTGCCGCTAATGTTACCGTGAAGGCCGAGGCCGCCAACCTGACTGCCAACGGCGTTAACTTCATGGGCGATTACGCATCGCGCAATGACGCCTTTATCCTCTTTCAGCCGGGGCAGACTTTCGGCGCGTGGAAGTGGATTGACGCGTATATCAACAGCTGTTGGTTAAACAATGCCCTGCAGGTTCAGATCCTTGCGGGTATGGAGATGGCAGGCCGCGTGCCGTATAACTCAATCGGCTACTCACGCATTCGCGCCTGGTGCGCTG